CGGAACCGCCGGTCGATCCGATCACCAAGCCGGGCGACCTTTGGATTCTTGGCGAGCATCGGGTGCTGTGCGGCGACAGCACAAAGACGGAAGACGTTGTGCGGCTGATGGCTGGGGCGAAGGCGGACCTGATGCTGACCGATCCTCCGTACAACGTGGCCTACGAGGGTGGCAGCAAAAAGCGGACGGCGATTCAAAACGACAGCATGGATGCCGACTCGTTTCGCTCGTTTCTATCAAGCTGCTTTCGTTGCGCGTTTGATTCCATGCAGCCTGGGGCGGCGTTCTACATCTGGCACGCAGACACAGAGGGCTACAATTTTCGCGGGGCAGTGATCGACTGCGGTCAGCAGGTCCGCCAATGTCTTGTGTGGGCCAAAGACAACTCAATGTTCTCGCGGCAGGATTATCACTGGAAGCATGAGCCGTGTTTGTATGGCTGGAAAGAAGGCGCGGCCCATTCGTGGCATTCCGACAGGAAGCAAACCACGGTCTTGGAGTTTGCTAGGCCATCCAGAAGCGATGAACACCCCACCATGAAGCCGGTCGCCTTGTTTGCTTATCTGGCCGGCAACAGTTCGGGCAAAGGGCAACTTGTCTATGACCCGTTCCTCGGCTCCGGCACCACGCTCATCGCCGCCGAGCAACTGGGCCGCAAGTGCTACGGCATGGAAATCAGCCCGCAATACTGCGACGTAATCGTCAACCGTTGGGAGTCGTTGACTGGCCAGAAGGCGACGCTACAGGCGGACGACCGACCGGCATTGCCGGAGGCGACACCTTGAGCATCGACGACAACGCCGCACGGATCGCGTCGCTTGGCGTTGCGTTGTTGCGTTTGCACCACGCCTCAAGCGGAGCGGCAAGGCTTCCAGGGCGAAACGTAATACGATCCTTGGCGGTTGTTTTTTTTGGCATTGGTTTTTCCGTAATTGCAACGGCCGCCGGTTTAGCGGCTGCCGTTAAGGCGTGGAGACAATTGCTAGAAGGCACAACTCCAGGCGCGCTTGGAACCGTAGCCAATCTGTTCGTTTTCGACGATATACACCACGCCATCGTCTTCGGCGTTGTCGTCGTCTTCGTCGTCGTCGGATTCGTTCATCTCGGCGCCGGTCGTAACGCCAAAGATCGAATTTTCAAACGGCCAGTTCCTTTGCGTCATCAATCGAACCTCGGCATCGCCGCCAATTTCATCCCGGCACTCTTCAAGGCGTGTGATCAGTTGGTCAATGGTCATGGTTTCGGTCTCCTGGGTTGCTGGGTTGTTGGCTATCAATCTTCGTTTTTGACAAACTTGATCAGGTCGGTCAGGCGGGCGTTTACTTCGTTGAGGGTGCCGACATGGCCCCAGTTGATCGGGCTGGCCGTGTCATTTCGAAAAGGACTTCGGTTAGCTTTGCAATCATGTCTTGGGCGACTAGGTGGGCGCTTTCGTATGCGGCGTCGGCGGTGATTTTTGGCTTGTTCATTTTGTTGCCTTTTGGTTGGCGGGTGTTGTTTGTATGCCCTAACGATAATAATCGTCGGACAGTATTACAAGCGGTGTAGATACAAAATCCCAAAAAAGAAAAAGATTTTTCAGGCGACATAAACGTCCGGTTTCACATGGCAGACAATAAGCCGAAAACAATCATCGAACGCGGCAAAGCTTTACGCGATGCCTTGCGTTCGATCGATGAGGCGGGCGGCACCCGCCTTGCTTGGACTGCCGACACTCAAACAGAAGTCGCGGAGTTTTTCGGCGTCAGCATCGACACGGTAAAGAACTGGGCCAAGCAGAAGATGCCCGGCAGTCCGCGGAGCTATCGGCTGGACAAGATCGCCATTTGGCTTCGCACGGAGGGGCCTGGATCGTCGCGGATTAAAGGCGAGGATGATCCGCTAATGGATGGCGATTCTCCAGGGCTTGAGCGTTATCGGATGGCAAAGGCAAAGCTGGCCGAGCTTGATTTGGAGTCGAGGAAAGGTGAGCTAATCGACCGCGAAAAAGCACGCGACATACTGGGCCGATGGGCTACGCTGATCCGCAGAATGGGCGAGCGATTGGCTAAACGGTGGGGCAATGAGGCCGCAACCATGGTTAACGATACGCTCGAAGAGTGCCGGCTAATCGTGGAGGAATCGCTAGACGATGATAGCGCCGGGGATTGATTTACCGGATACCGCTTTGCGTCATGACCTCCAGTGGTGCCTTCGTCAATCCATGGCCCCGCTGCTTAGGCCAATGTCGCAATGGGTCGAGGAAGCGATCGTCCTACCGAACGGCCCGGCAGGTGGCGAGCGTTACCGGCATTGGCGACACCCAGTCAGCAAGCCGTTTTTCGATGAGATCGACAGCGGCCGGTGGTCGCGGGTTGCTGCTACAGGGCCGGTGCAAAACGGCAAGACGCTAATGTGTTACGTCCTTCCGGTTCTGTATCACCTGTTCGAGATCGGCGAAACGGTTGTTGTCGGCCTGCCCGATATGGCGATGGCGAAAGACAAATGGAAAGAGGACTTCCTGCCGGTTATTGAAGCGAGCGTTTACCGCGAACTATTGCCGACATCGGGCGAAGGATCGAGAGGCGGCGACGTTAAGCAAGCGATCAAGTTTCGCAACGGTGCGACGATGCGATTCATGACGGCTGGCGGTGGCGATAAAGCACGGGCCGCGTACACGACCCGCGTTGTGGCGATCACCGAAACGGATGGGATGGACACGGCCGGAGCGGCCAGCCGCGAAGCGGATAAGATAGAACAGATTGAAGCACGGACAGCGGCATTCGGCCGGAAGGGCAAGCGGGTATATTTAGAATGTACCGTCTCGATTGAGTCGGGCCGTATTTGGCAAGAGTACACCAACGGCAGCCGATCGCGGTTGTTGCGTCCCTGCCCGTATTGCTACAAGTGGGTACAGCCCGAACGCGAACACCTCAAAGGCTGGCAGGAAGCAAGGGACAGCGAAGAGGCGGCCGAACTTTCGCACTTCAGTTGCCCGCAATGCGAACACGCTTGGACAGAGGACGACCGGAAGGCTACAAGCGAGTTTATCAAGATTGTTCACGGCGACCAAACAATCAGCGAAGATGGGACTGTCCACGGCGAACTACCGCGGACGCAGACTTTCGGATTTCGTTGGTCAGCAATCGACAATCCGTTCGTCAGTGTCGGAGACCTCGGGGCCGAAGAATGGAGAGCGATGAAATCACGCAACCCGGAGAACGCGGAGAAAAAGCAACGGCAATTTATTTGGACGCTTCCATACATACCGCCCGACATTGACCTAACCCCAATTGACGCGGAGAAGATCGAACAACGGGCCGTCGGATTAAAGAAAGGAATCATCCCGAACGATGCAACGCACATGACGATTGCAATCGATACCGGCAAGCGATTGTTGCACTGGACAGCGATAGCGTTTGGGCCTACATCGTCGCGAATCATCGACTACGGAAAACAAGACGTAGAGGCCGATCGCATTGGAGTTAAACCGGCACTTGTCGAAGCATTCAAGCGGATGGCTGGTTACTTCGATGGCGGTTGGAAAAAAGAAGACGGAAGCATTATGCGGCCGTCGCAAATTTGGATCGATAGCGGTTGGCACGAGCACACCGATGCCGTGTACGAATTTTGCAACGAGATCAATACGGCACTCAAGCTTCCGATTGGTGCCGAAATCTACAGGCCGACGAAGGGTTACGGGCTAGGCCAACGGCGGATGACACCTTACCTATTACCGGACAACAAGAAAAAAGGAATGATCCACGTCGGCAGTCAATACCATATCGGCACGGTGAAGCGAAATGGCGTCAGCATTCCCGGCGTTCTATTGGTTCACATGAATACCGACTATTGGAAAAGCCAACTTCATCAACGCCTTTTGATCGGTGCCGATCAGGCTGGAGCGGTGACGCTCTACGAACCGTCAAGCAGTTCAGAGCACGCCGAATTTACGCGGCACATTGTCGCCGAAAAGCAGATAGAAAAATACGTTGAGGGCAAAGGCGAAGCGATTGTTTGGGATCGAGTCGATCGCAACAATCACTGGTTGGACGCGACCTATGCCGCACTTTGCGCAGGCGAAGCGGTGGCCGCTGCGATTGAAGCGGCTAACAAAGTGCGACGACCAATGAGCCTTCGCGAAATGGCGGGTCGATAATATGCAAGACGGAATCCGAAGACCATTGAGCGAGATGATCAACGAGACGCGAAAGATCGAGGCCGAATCGGGCATCGGGCTTGCTTGCCAAAAGTGCGGGTGCCGTGATACTAGAGTGATCACAACTTGGCATTCGTCCGATGGCAGCGAGACAAAACGCACCCGCGTCTGCCGACATTGCGGCCAACATCTGACCAGCCGCGAAGTATTTTTTTAGCCGGTTGCCATTAGTGGCAACATCTCTTCGGCGCATATTGCAAAGACTTTTCGCGTTGTCATTATCAACGCATGAGCGACACGACCACGACGGCCGATCCGAACGACATCATCCGCGAAGCGATGCTAAACCCGCAGAGCGTCGCGGTGAAATCGACGAACATCACGGAGCGGCCGATTGCGGATCTTATCGCGGCACAGCGTCACTTAGCTAATCAAGACGCAGGCAACGGACGGAATCACATGGGCTTGCGGTTTTCAAAGATTATCCCGCCAGGATGCGGATGAGCGTTAGCCAATTACTCGGAATGACGCGGCGATCGGCACAGCCACATCCGCAGCAACGACCGGAAGCGTTTGACCTACAATCGAACGCACCGCGGATACATGCACGCTTCGACGCGGCGCAAACGAGCGACGAGTACAAAAATTATTGGGCTAATGCTGACGCCCTAGACGCTGACTCTGCGAACAGCCGCGGCGTTCGATTAACGCTAATGAAGCGGTCGCGTTATGAACGCGGATCAAACGGCTATTTCGACGGAATGCTGAAGGTTCATGCCAACTATCTTGTTGGCAAAGGGCCTTCGCTTCGATTGCAAAGCGGCAGCGACGTATTCAACAGGATCGTCGAAACCGCTTGGTACAACTGGTCAAAGCGAGTCAAGCTTCGCCGCAAGCTGCATTGTATGACGCTTGCCAAAGTTAGCGACGGGGAATCGTTTGCGATCCTTAAAAGCAATCCGGTTCTCAATGACATAGTAAAGCTTGACCTCCAACTGGTCGAAGCCGAGCAAGTTTCGTCACCGCTGCTACCTTTCGCCATGGTCGGCTACATCGACGGAGTGCGGTTCGATGAATTTGGGAACCCAATTTGGTACGACGTTCTCCGATATCATCCGGGCGGCCAGTTTTTCGACGTTGAGAAAATCGCGGACAAGGTACCGGCCAGAAACATGCTGCACTGGTACTCGCTTGAGCGACCCGGACAACATCGCGGCGTAGCAGAAATGAAGTCAACCCTTAACACGGGTGCGGCTTCGCGAAGGTGGCGAGAGGCAACGCTAACGAGTGCCGAAATTGCGGCAATGCTTTCAGTGCTTTTGAAAACGCAAATGAGCCCGGAAACTGGGGCCGATTTGGCGTCTCCGTTTTCGTCTATCGAAATGCAGCGCGGCATGATGACCGCT